GATGACACAGGCAACACATTTGCTGGTGTTTTGAATGGTCGTATCAAGGTTTATATCGATCCATACTTCGCGGCTTCTTCTGGCGTTCACTACGCCACAATCGGCTACAAGGGTACTTCCGCATTTGACGCTGGTCTGTTCTACTGCCCATACGTTCCTCTACAGATGGTTCGTGCAGTTGGTCAGGACACTTTCCAGCCTAAGATCGGCTTCAAGACTCGTTACGGTATGGTTGCAAACCCATTTGCTACTTCAGCCGCAGACGGTACAATTTCGTTCTCAAACAAGAACGTTTACTATCGCAGAATCAACATCACTAACCTGATGTAATCGATAGAGCCGACAAAGATCGGACTTCAAAGAGGGACCTTCGGGTCCCTCTTTTTTTGTCTTATAAATACCTATGAGATAATCAAAGGATTCGCTATATGACAACATTAAGCACAGTACCAGTAAACAAGAGTTTTCTATCAAACAACAAATTTGATTTTGTATTAGATAGAATACCTAACTTCACCTTCGTGGTGCAGAGTGTAAATTTACCTTCTCTTGCACTACAGTCTACAACAGTTAATACTCCGTTCGTGCAATTAAGTATTCCTGGGAATCAACTATCATTTGGACAGTTGACACTTTCATTCATCATTGATGAAAACATGCAGTCGTGGTATGAAATCTATGATTGGATGTTTCAATTAGGTAATCCTACATCTTTAGACAAGAGAGGAAGACTGACAGGTGAAGCAGGCACAAACACCAGCATAACTTCCGATGGAACTCTGTTCATCAAAACAAACTCAAACAATATGAATTGGAAGGCAACGTTCTACGAAATGTATCCAAATGATCTAGGAGACATTACGTTCTCCACTACAGAAACTCAAGAATTTTTAACCTCTACCGTTACATTCAATTACACATACTATCATATGACTAGGGCTTGACATTTTGCCTAGGTTATGTTATTATGTGTGAAACAATGAACGTGTGAGGATATTATGACATTAGATCAATTGATTGAAGAGTGGAGACAAGACGCGCCTATTGACACTACCGAACTTGCGGTAGCCTCTATGAAGGTGCCAGAGTTACATGCAAAGTATCTCAAACTATATTTCGAAGAAAGACGTAAACTGAAATCTATTGAATTTCAGTCAAAGGAACTTTATTTAAAGAAATATGAATATTACAACGGAAAGTTATCCCAAGAAGAACTTGATGAACTGAATTGGGAACCTTTCATGAAGCGATTGATGAAGAATGAAATTGATATGTATTTGGAATCGGACAAAGATATTATACAGTCAAGCGTCAAGATTGTCAATCAAAAAGAAAAACTAGCATTCTTAGAAGAAGTTATCAAGAATATTAATCAGAGAAACTTCCAAATCAAGAATGCGATTGACTGGAAAAAGTTTACTAACGGTGTCCAATAAATTATTTGTATCCAAGATAAACGAGGTTTATCTGCATATCAGATGTGAATCATCCGATGCTATGGAACTGAATGAATATTTTACATTCTATGTTCCAGGTTATAAATTCATGCCCACTTTTCGCAACAAGATTTGGGATGGAAAGATTCGCCTATTCAATTATCAAACAAGACAAATCTATGCAGGACTACTACCTCACATAGAACGTTTCGCACAAGAGCGTGAATATGAAATTGAATTAGATGAATCCGTTGAAGGTGCGGATGAATTCTCTCTAAATGATGCTATGGAGTTTATTGACACTCTAGGCATACCTTTTGCGCCAAGAGATTATCAAGTAAAAGCATTCGTGCATTCGGTTCGTAATCGAAGAGCAATGCTTCTCTCGCCTACTGCATCAGGCAAGTCACTCATCATCTATCTTCTAGTGCGATGGTTTTGGGGCAAGACACTTGTAATTGTTCCTACAATTTCACTTGTCGCACAGTTGTATAAAGACTTCGAAGACTATGGGTTTGATAGCAATAAATATATTCATCAGATCATGGCTGGTGCAGATAAAACAACACAAGCACCCATTGTGATTTCTACTTGGCAGTCAATTTACAAGATGCCTAAAGAGTGGTTCTCACAATTTGATTTGGTAATTGGCGATGAAGCGCATTTGTTCAAAGCACAGTCACTCACAAAAATTTTAACGAATCTGACAGATTGCAAATATAGATTTGGTCTGACAGGTACGCTAGACGGAACACAAACACATAGGCTTGTATTAGAAGGTTTATTTGGTAGAGTAAAGCAGATCACCACAACAAAAGAATTGATTGATAGTGGTAGATTGGCTAAGTTTAAAATTAAAGCATTGATTCTAAAACATGATGAAGAATCGTGCAAAGCATGTAAAAATTTTAAATATCAAGAAGAGATAAATTATATTGTATCGAAGCCATCACGCAATCGATTCATTCGTAATTTGACAATGAGTTTAAATGGCAACACACTTTTACTATATCAATTCGTTGACAAACACGGCAGAATACTGTATGATATGATTAAAGACACCATTCAAGATGAAAGACCCATATTCTTTATCCATGGTGCTGTTGGTGTAGATGAGCGAGAAGAAGTTCGTAGAATCACAGAACTAGAATCAAACGCTATCATTGTTGCGTCATACGGAACGTTCTCTACAGGTATCAATATTCGTAATCTACATAATATTATATTTGCAAGTCCATCAAAGTCTAAAATTAGAACGCTACAATCGATTGGTCGTGGACTTAGATTAGGCGACAATAAAGAAGTCGCTACTCTGTATGATATCAGCGATGACATTACATATAAGAGTAGAAAGAATTTTACATTAGATCATTTCATGGAGAGAATGAAAATATACAATGAAGAAAAGTTTGAGTATAAGATTTACACAATCAACCTAAAGGAAGAATAAGATGCTGTGTAAAGTATTAAAATTAAACACCGGAGAAACTGTAATGGGCAACATTACGGAAGAGACACGTTCATATATTGATGTGCATCGTCCGTTGAGAATTGTTGTTGTGCCCAAGAACAACGGTGCATATGCTATCGCACTTACGCGATGGGAACCAATCTCAAACTTTGAGTACCCAATTCGTCTGTTTAAGCAAGCAATTGTTTCTGTGTCGGAACCTCATGATGAGTTTAGAGACAACTACGTTGAAATCTATAATCAATATGAGAGTAAAGAAATTATAGAACAAGCAGTAAGCACAGAAGATAAAGAAGATGACACTTCTGAAAATCTAACTAAGATTGAAGAAATGTTAAAGGCGATGATGGAGTCAAACACTACACATACACTCCATTGATTCATTTCAAACAGGACACCCTGATTATACACACTTGTCAAGCACCTGTCAACATAAAGCGAAGGAAATATTATGGCTACAAAAGAGAATGCCCGCCACTACGTGGACAATGAAAAATTTTTGAGTGAGATGACTGAATTTCGAAATGCAGTTATAATTTCAAAAGAAAACAATACCGAAAGACCAAGAGTGCCAAACTATATTGGCGATTGTCTTTTTAAGATTGCTACACACTTGGCAAGAAAACCAAACTTTGCAAACTACACATTCAAAGAAGATATGGTATCTGATGGAGTAGAGAACTGCCTACTCTACATTGATAACTTTGATCCTGAAAAATCCAAAAATCCATTCGCATACTTTACCCAAATTATTTACTACGCATTTCTTCGAAGAATTCAAAAAGAGAAAAAGCATTTGTATATCAAATACAAAAGCATGGAGAATGAAGTTATCAATCAATTGGTTGAAAACAACGGTGAAGATTTTGTGATTACTGGACTGAATGGTGCAATGCATGATGCATATAGCGAATCATTTATTTCCGAATTCATTGAAACTTTTGAAAGCAATAAGAAGAATAAAGTAACAAAAGCAAAGAAACCTAAGACTACCAAAAAGAAAGGTAATCTAGATCAGTTTTTGGAGAATGATGATGAACACCCCCATGCCAGCACAACTTGAACATTGGTTGAAAATTGTAACGAATAAAAAATCGCCATACGACCTAAGACAACAGGCAGTCTTGCATTTGACGAACATTCGTGATACAATAGACAAGTCTCTAAGGAATAACAACCAACAAGGTAAACAATATAAGAATGAGAATCGCATTACTCGGTGATACGCATTTCGGTGTTCGAAATGACTCAAAGATATTCCATGAATACTATGAAAAGTTTTATGACGAAGTTTTCTTTCCGCAACTAGCGCAAAGAGGTGTTCGCCATATCATTCAACTTGGCGATTTATTTGATCGTAGAAAGTATATCAACTTCTTGTCTCTGACAGAAAGCCGCAGATATTTTTTCGACAAGTGTAGAGAATACAACATACACGTTCATGCGCTGATTGGCAATCACGATATCTTTTGGAAAGAAAGTCTAGAAGTTAATTCTCCTAGTCTGCTTTTGCGCGACTATGCTAATATCACTCTTTGGCAGGATGTTGGTACGCTAGAAATTGATGGTGTGAAGATTGACATGATTCCTTGGATATGCAAAGACAATGAACAGCGAGTGTATGATCACATTCAGAATACATCATCTTCTATTTGTGTTGGACACTTTGAACTTGCTGGATTCAATTTGTCAAAAGGCG